CCACCACCGACGAATGAAGATGCTCCTACACAAGTAGGCATCCAAGGTATACTAGGACTTCCTTTTCCAACACCACCAGTTCCATTATTTGAAGGTCCCGCGCCACCTCCAGCGCCACCTCCGCCACCACCTATTCCTGGGTTACCTGGTCCTGATGCACCACCACCATTACCAAAACCTGAACACGGAAAACCTGATATGTCTCCTTGAGTTGCTGAACCTGCTGAACCTGCTCTTGAAGAACCTCCTCCAGAACCACCAGGGTTACCATTTCTTGCAGGACCAGGAGCACCTGACCCTCCTCCACCGCCACCACCATTTGCTGTGACAGGATTTGATGGGTCTCCAAAAACTGTATTATCTCCAGGTCCACATGAATTTGGACCACCTGCAGTTCCACCACCTCCGATTGTTACGGGGATAGTTGAAGCTGCTAAAGGAAAACATGCAATGTATACAAGACCACCTGCTCCACCACCGCCACCTTCAGGGCCACCAGATCCACCACCAGCAACAACCACTAAACCTACTGTGTTAGGTGCCTGAGCATTACCTTTTGTATAACAACCACTTGAAGTTATTGTTTGAATATTTTGTGCTACACATACTGGACCTGTAGATGCGTTTGGAACTCCGATTACTCCACCATTAGACATAGCTAATTATACCTCCTAGCTTAACTCTTCATAGTTTATAGTGATGGTTGCATCTGAGTTTGCACCAGCACCAGCCTCGATGTTATCGCCTTCCTCTAAGTATAAGGCAGTATCTTTATCTATAATTATTAAAACTGCATCTGCGGGACACGATACTGTGCTTGCAATTTTAATTGGTGAACCACCTGATTTTGTAATTGCAACAGTAATATCAACTGCGTTAGTACCGTCAATATTTGCGACAATGATATTATTAATTTTAAAAACTTTTCCTGATGATGATGCATTAGCAAGAATCTCAGTTGTTAAAGTCGTATTTAATTCTGCTTGAACAGACTTGGCTGTTATCGTTGCTACGTTTACTAGATTTGGTGCTGCCATAATTTATTCTCCTGTGCTCCTTTTAACCGAAAACTAAAGCCATTGCAATAGCTTTTCCTGTTGTTGCTAAACCTGATCCATTCGCTTGAACTTGACCTGTGCCTTTTGGTACCAGATTTATGTTAATATTACTATCTCCCCCAGAAGCCGTAAATGATGGAGCATTTCCAGCAGCTGCGTTAGCATATGTAAGTTGATTTACAGCAGAACTTGTTGCTGTTAATAAAAATAATTCATTGCCATTTGTGTCTAAAATAGAAGTCCCTATTTTAGGGCTAGTTAATGTTTTGTTTGTTAAAGTTTCTGTCCCTGTAAGTGTTACATCTCCTGCACCAAAAGCTAAAGTAATTATGTCAGGGTTTGAACCATCGTTGGCAGAAGCGAATACTAATTGATCGCCTTTATCAGTGGCTGTAAAAGTAAAACTATCTCCTGATCCTGTAGCATATTTAAATTGAACTGTGTAAGAGCCAGAAGTTGAATTTCTTAAAAAGTAAAATGTTTGAACATCATTTGGTATAGTTACAATTTGATTTCCTGAAATTGATCCTGTAAACTCAATCATTCTGTGTGCAAGAGTTGCACCAGTTGATCCATCACTTACCGATAAAGCAGTTGTTTGTGCGCCACCAGCTATAGATTGTTGTGTAAATCCACCAGATATTTGTTCTATGATTTGTAAATTTGTGTTAGTTTTAGTACCCCATGTACCAGCGTTTTCACCAGTTGCTTGAAGCTCTATACCTAGTCCCGTATATGTTGATGCCATAATTTTTTATCTCCTATGCAGCGTCACTATAACTTGTATTCGATCCAGTTGCAACATTAGAAAGCGAACTATTTGATCCTGTTGACTCGTCACTATATGACGTATTTGATCCACTGTCAACATTACTGTAAGAATCATTCGATCCTGTATTAACGTTTTTATAAGCTTGTATTCCAATTGTAGGATCTACAAAAGTAGCTTGTAATCCAGTTAAACCCATTACATCTGCTGGAGTTATAGACCCAGTTGAAGATGTTGCAGCTATACCTGTTAAAGGCACACCTATTTCAGAGACTATAGATCCCACAGCAGATGTAGACTGAACACCTGTTATGTCAATTATTTGTGCATCATCAATTGTTAACTCACCTACACTAGCTGTTGATGAAACACCTGTAATGGCTGCTGGACCAAATTCTAGTCCTAGTGTGCCTACGTTAAATGTAGATGATACTCCAGATATGGACGCTGGACCAAATTCTAAACCTAGTGTTCCTAAATTTCCTGAAGCCTCTTGACCTGTGATCGCTGGTGTTGAATCAATTGTAAAAGTTACACTTCCAATATTTGTAGTTGCTTCTTGACCAGATAAACCAACTGCATCTGCTGGCGATATTGATCCTACACTTGTAGTTGCATCTAAACCAACAACACTTAAAACTTGATTAGGAGATTCACCCCAAGAATTATCTCCCCAAGCATCTCTACCCCATCCAACTAGAGTTCCTACGTAAGATAAAGTTGGAGTTGAAAAACTAGCTGAGACTCCTGTAACAACTGCAACTTCTTCTGTTACAACAGTGAGACTACCAACGCTAGTTCTTGCAAATTTTAAAAGTTGATCTCCAGTTGGTGGGTTCGCCACCATTTCTAACGTGTAAACAACTTCTGTATTTACTGAACCTACTGCAAAAGTAGATTCAACTCCAGTTACAGCTACAGTCTCATCAGCGGCCTCATCCCAGTCCGCAGTTCCCCAAGTTAATCTTCCCCAACCTGTTTCATTAAATTCTTCTGAATTACCTAAAGAAGCTGTTAAACCAAAACCTGTTACTGAAATAACAGGATCAAAACTTTCACCCCAAGGTTCTTGACCCCAATCATCTCTACCCCAACCTTGTTCAGAAAAAGAAACAACAGTTCCTAAAGAAAAACTAGCTGATACACCTGTAAGACTAATTAAATTACTATCTTGCTCACCCCAAAGTCCTTGACCCCAGGTTGTGCCTGATCTATTCCAAGTATTGGCCATAAGGATGGCCTCCTTACGCTATACGAATGATTGCGTTAGATGCGTCTGCTGTAGGAAATTGAATTGTAAACGTTCCACTTGATACTGTTTTATCACCACCAAAAGCGATAACAGCAACAGCTTTGTTAGACTGTGAAGAATTATAAATTAATGCACCATTTGCTGTAAAAGATGCTGAAGTAAAACTTACGTCTGCAAAATCACAAAATGCAGTTGTTCCAGATGTCGTTGGTGTAACGCTTGTTAAAGTTGCACCACCAGAACTATACGCAGATCCTGACGTATTTGAAATTTCATTTGATGTTGAAAAAGCAGTTGTTCCTGCACCTAAAGATGCATCACTTGTATATAAAGCTATTTTAAAAGTATCACCACTAGAAGCAGTAAAATTGTGTGTACCCACTAAAATTTCTT